CCTGGTCATGATCACCCTGGTCGCCGACGCCACGGAAAACCGCCGCAGCAGCAAGCCGCTGATGGACCTCGCCCAGCGCCTCAAGGTCAACCCGCAGGCGATCAAGCAGAAGCTCAAGGCCGAGACCGCGGCCAAGGCCAAGGGCGAGGAATCCGCGCCCACCAAAGCGAAGTCCCCCAGCAAACCCAAACCCAAGTCCAAGGAGAAGAAATGAACGCTCCCATTCAAGCGACCCAGCAGGAAAAATTCAACGCCTTTGAGTGGCTGCGCAGCGTGGCCGTCTCTGAGGATGCCAACGCCCGCCACGCAGCGGTGATGCTGGTGGAGCGCGCCGTTGCAGTACCCGCACTCGCCGCCGGCGAGATCTACGCCGGCATCTTGCTCAAGGACGGCGCACCCGCTCACCACCTGGTCCTGCTGCCCGGCGAGGCCAAGGCCGTCACCTGGAAGAAGGCAGTCGACTGGGCCGCCAAGCAAGGCGGCGAGTTGCCCACCCGCAAGGAACAGGCCCTGCTCTTCGCCAATGCGGCCGACGCCTTCGAGGAAACCTGGTACTGGTCTGGCGAGCAGCCCGCGAGCGACGAGAGCTACGCCTGGTGCCAGGGTTTCGGCAGCGGCAGCCAGGACTACGGCGACAAGTACGGCAAGCTCCGCGCCCGCGCCGTCCGCAGAATCGCCATTTAACCCTTCATCCATTCACCCATTCGAGGAGGCCCCGTGGCCGAACTGTCGAGCACCATCACCGTGAAGTTTGACGAGCCCGTCGTTGCCCTTCCCTCGCGCATCGTTGCGCGCATGCTGGAGCGGATTTTCGATGAGCCCGCCCCAATTGCCCCCACCCGGATCCGGCCCGCGGATCTGCGGCCGGCACCAGCAATCGGCGCCGAATACGAAGGCGGCCTCTACGCCGGCCTCACGCTCCACGACGGCCGGCCGCACCAGCTGGTGCTCCTGCCCGGTGACCAGGACGATGGCAACTGGAAGGACGCCATCGCCTGGGCCGAGAAGCAGGGCGGCACGCTGCCATCCCGCATCGACCAGCTCGTCCTGTGGCAGAACCTGAAGGCGCAGTTTCAGGCGGCGGCGTATCGGTCCTGCGAACAGCACGCGAGCAACGAGAGCTACGCCTGGTGCCAGAATTTCACCACTGGCTACCAGTACTACGGCGACAAGGGCTACGAGCTCCGCGCCCGCGCCGTCCGCAGATTCCCATTGAGTAATTCATCCCTTTAACCCTTTTTCGCAGCATGGCCCTGCACACCGAACTGCCGATCCACAAGGTCGCCTACGACCTCGCCGGTCTCGCCATTGATCTCGTGAAGAACATGCCGCGCGAGGTCAAAGTGGTGATCGGCGGGGCACTGCGCGACGAATGCCTGCAGCTGATCGTGCTGATCTTTCGCGCCAACGTGGCCACCGACAAGCGGCCGCATCTGGCGCAACTGATCGAGCGCCAGCAGCTTGTGGAGCTGCTCCTGCGCCTGGCGCGCGACAAGCGCTACATCAGCACCAAGCAGTACGCGGGCGCGATCGAGTTCACCGGCAGCATCGGCAAGCAGGCCAACGGATGGAAACGCCATGTCTCGCCTGTCGCCTGACGGTCACGGCCGCCCGGCCCGTGCGATTGTTGATCTGGTCGTGCCCCTGGATCACGAGTCCACGGTCATGCGCACCACGGAAATCGCAGGCCAAGCGTCACATGGCCTGGCTGGGTCCGGCGCAGTTTTCCCGCTGATTGCTCGGCGGGCCGACATGAAAAGCACGACGAACAGCACGCGAGCAACGAGAGCTACGCCTGGTACCAGAATTTCAACAACGGCAACCAGAACTACAACGACAAGAACAACAAGCTCCGCGCCCGCGCCGTCCGCAGATCAGCCCCATCCCGACCATGCCGCCCCTTCATTCGAGGACCTGGTGCGCGCCTACTTCGACTGCCGCGCCAACAAGCGCAACACCGCCAGCGCGCTCGCCTTCGAGGCCGACCTGGAGCGCAACCTGCGCTCCCTGCACGAGGCGCTGCTCAACGGCAGCTATCGCATCGGGCCTTCGATATGCTTTGTTATCCTCCGCCCCAAGCCGCGCGAAGTGTGGGCGGCGCAGTTCCGCGACCGCGTCGTCCATCACCTAATCTATAACCACGTCGGCCCGCGCTTCGAACGCACCTTCATCGCCGACAGTTGCGCCTGCATCCCCGGCCGCGGCACGCTCTACGCCGTGCGCCGCATCGAGGCGAAGGTGCGCTCGATCACGCAGAGCTTCAGCCGGCCCGCGTTTTACCTGAAGCTGGACCTGGCCAACTTCTTCGTCAGCATCCGCAAGCCAACCCTGGCCGAGCTGCTCGCGCGCCGGATCCATGAGCCCTGGTGGCGCGCGCTCACTGAGGCGGTGCTGTTCCACGACCCACGCCCCGATGCCATCCTGCAGAGCCCGCCGGCGAAGATGGCGCTCATCCCGCCACACAAGCGCCTGGCCAACCAGAGCGCCGACCGCGGCCTGCCAATCGGCAACCTTTCCAGCCAGTTCTTCGCCAACGTCTACCTCGACGAACTGGACCAGTTCTGCAAACACCGGCTGCACGTGCGTCACTACGTCAGATACGTCGACGACTTCGTGCTCCTGCACGAATCGCCCCAGCAGCTCAACGCCTGGCGCGCCGAGATCGAGGCCTTCCTCGCCGATCGCCTGGCGCTGCAGCTCAACCCGCGCAAGACCATCCTGCAGCCGGTCGCGCGCGGCATCGACTTCGTCGGCCAGCTGATCCAGCCCTGGCGAACGATCGTTCGGCGTCGCACCCTGGCCACCGCGATCGCGCGCACCGCCGCGGCGGATCCCGCGGATCTCCTCACCACCGCCAACAGCTACTTTGGCCTCCTGCGCCAGGCCACGCACAGCCACACCGACCGCGCCCGCCTGGCCAACCTGCTGCGCCGGCGTGGGCGAGCGGTGGATATGCGGCTGACGAAAAGCTACCCGCGTGCCGATCAAACCTGAGAACGCACAGCGATACCCGGCCGATTGGCAAGCCATCCGCCAGGAGGTCCTGGCACGCGCGCAAGACCGTTGCGAGGCCTGCGGCGTCGCGAATCATGCGTGGATCTGGCGTGATGAAACCGGCCAGCATCACTTCGTCGACAAGAGCGATTGCGAGTACGACGGCCGGCATTGGTACATCGACCTCGGCCACTACGAAGGATGCCCGAAGGTGATCCAGGTGGTGCTTACCATCGCCCACAAGGATCACGTGCCGGAGAACGTCGGCGAACCTGGGAACCGACCGAACTTGGCGGCCTGGTGCCAACGGTGCCATCTAGCCTGGGATCGCGGCCATCATCAGCACACTGCGCACCAGACCCGGCGCGACAAGAAACAGACGCTGGAGCTATTTTGACCCCACTCCTCACCCTCGCCGAAGCAGCTCAACGATTGCACGTCTCAGTTCGCACGCTGGAACGCGAATCGCGCGACGGCCGCCTGGCGATCGTGCGCATCCGTTCGCTGCGGCTCGTTGCGCCGGCCGAGCTCGAGCGGTATATTTCCGCGCAATGTCAATCCGCGCCGTCGGCAACCGCTACCAGGTCAGACTCCGTGTTGGCCGTGGCGAGCGCATTGAGCAAACACTTCCGCCAGGCGCCACCAGGGCCGACGCGCGGGCGCTCGAAGCTTCGCTCCGCCGCACGCAGATCGACCTTGCGGTTGGCCGCAAGCCGCGACGACTGATCGACGACGCGCTCGACCAGTGGATCGCCACTGGTGCGGACCAGCTCCGCTCCTGGAAGCGTGACCTGAAATTCCGCTTCGCCGTCCTACGGGAATACACCGTCGGCAAGTCGCTCGACGATCTCGTCACCGTCGCCGAGCGTATCAAGGGCGACGGCCAGAAGGAGGGCCTCAACCCGGCCTCGACCAATCGCTATCTGGCCCTGCTGCGCCGGGTCGGCAACCTGGCCGAGCGCTGGGGCTGGACCGATCTGCCCCTCGGCCGGCGCGTCGCCCTGCTGCCAGAGCGCTCCGAGCGCCACGTCTACCTGACCGTGCCGCAGATCAAGAGACTGGCAGCCAAAGCCGAGCCGCTCACCCGCGACATGATCCTCTTCGCCGCCCTGTCCGGCCTGCGCTTGGGCGAGATGCTGGCGCTGAAGGCCGAGCAGGTGCGCGACGGGCTGCTGGTGCTCGACGCCAACACCAAGAGCAGCCGCCCGCGCGGGATCCCGCTGCCGCCCGAGGCGGTCAAGATCGCGCAGCGGCGTCTGCCATGGAAGATCAGCCGAGACCAGCTCCGCGACCGCTTCATCGCCGCCCGCGAAGCCGCCGGCATGGCGCACGTGCGCTGGCACGATCTGCGCCATACCTATGCGTCCTGGCTGGTTCAGGCCGGCCAGCCGCTCACCGCC